TCGTAGGTGGTATTATTACGTTGGTGCCATGGAGTACAATATTCGGAATTGGATAAATTATGAGACGTGTGATTGATGACTTCTTACCAAGAGGTTATTTTAATGAAATAAAACAGATGATCGAACATCCAGCATTTCGCTGGAACTTCTCATCGATACTTCCTGAAGGATATCACGACCAGACTGAAAAAGACTGGTACTTCATGAAGAGAATCTATACAGAAAATGAACACATCGAAGATGCATTCGGGTACTGGCAAACGATCAGGCCGATGTTCTATTTCTTTGAAGAAAAACTTAATTTCCTTACAGAACATGTCATCAGTGTGAATGTCAATAGCATGATGAATCAGGGTCGTAAGCGTGCCCATGGTTGGCACAACGATTGTCCGTATAAGCATTACGTAGCTCTGTTTTATATCAATACTTGTAATACTGCTCCAACATTATTTGAAGATGGATCAGAAGTCGAGCATATCGAGAATCGATTACTGTTCTTTGAAGGCGGAGATCATATTGATAATCGGCACAGTACTAATCTTCCATTAGATGTCGAAAGAAGATTAGCGATTAATTTTAATCTTCAAGGCTCTTTATTCTAAAATAAACATGTACAATAATCACAATCTGTGTATAATGAAGTTAACAGATTGGAGTTATAATGCTTTGGATTGAACACAAATACATCAGCCTTCTCTCAGGTCGCCTCGAGAGATTTCAGCGGGTCAACAACACGGTCTATCGGTTCCGTTGCCCTATCTGCGGCGACTCAAAGAAAGATCGTCGTAAAACTCGTGGGCATTTGATCGAGAAGGGCGGCAAGGTCCGCTTTTATTGTCACAACTGTAGCGCGAGCATGCAGTTCAGATATTTTATGAAAGAGATCGATCCGACTCTTTATCTCGAATACATCAAGGAACAGATGAAAGAATCTGGTAATCAAAAAGATGTCGAGACTTTTGCCGAGAAAATGAAACCTCCAGTCTTTGTCAAGACCACAGCTCTGTCAAAGATAAAGAAGGTAAGTCAGCTCGATCCGAACCATCCTGTCAAGAAGTACGTGGATAGTCGGCAAATCCCTCCGCATTTGCATTATAAGTTATTCTATGCTCCAAAATTTGGCGCGTGGGTCAATACTATGATTCCTGACAAGATCAAGATCGGAGAGAAGGACGAACCACGTCTGATCATACCATTTCTTGATAAGGAAAAGAATCTCTTTGGTTTTCAAGGCAGATCATTCAAGAAAGATGGTGTTCGATATATCACCATCATGCTGGACGATTCGAAACCAAAAGTATTCGGTATGGATACTATCGATGAGGACAAAGATATATATTTACTAGAGGGACCGATCGATTCGATGTTCTTGCCAAATGCCATGGCAGCGGCAGGTGGAGATCTTGCTGCACAAGTCGAACAAACCGGTTTACTTAAAGAGAAAATTGTGGTAGTATTTGATAATGAGCCGAGGCATTCGGATACTATCAAGAGAATGCAGAAGGCGATTGATGCTGGATATCGTGTAGTCATATGGCCTTCAGACATCGAGCATAAAGATGTCAACGATATGATTTTAGCTGGCTACACGCCAGAATATATTAAGGATGTTTTAGATGAATGCAATTACTCAGGACCAACTGCAAAACTACACTTTGCGATATGGAGAAAAGACCGTTGAAGCGGTGCTAGCTCTACCTGAAGAGAAGCTTACGTGGGTAGTATATAATGCCAACATGGTGCAAACCGCAGTAACTCTGATTATTTCATTGCGTGGCATGGATTTCTTTGATGACTACGTGAAGGTTATTTCAAGAGAATGCGGTGACGGAGCTCAAGGTGCATTGTACTTTGATCCTAACATCTTCAATCTAATAGGAAACGGATATGACTGAGTTAGTAGACAACGAGTTTGGGGTCGAGTACGAGCAGATCCCGATAAAGAAACTTCGGATCTTCCGAGTTGGCAAGCAGTGGCTTGTCGAGTATCAACGTTATGTTCGTCTTTGGGCGCCATGGGACCATTTCTGGTGGTACAATGACGGGCAGTATGTAGAGTACTATGATGCCCTTGCTCGTGTGAATGAACTCAAGGCCAACGGCTACGCTAATGTTCCACGGTTCCAAAAGGTGAAAACGTTCGATGTCTCATCTGAGTGATAATAACATAAGTTATTTTAAGCACATGTTGAGATCATGGCGCTGGGGAGCAATACTGTTTATTCATGGTTTATTTCCAAACGTATTTAAGACAACAGTAAGCGATGAAATGTGTAATCATAAGGATTAATAATGCGTGAACCGATTACAAAGATAGATGAATATGAAATGAAAACGGCGAGTGGCGATATTTGGATTGTTACTCTTCTTGGTGATAAAGCCACGAATGGTCAACGGTATTGTGAAGCACATATAAAGGGTAAAAAATGAGTGAAGTAAATCTGGTCGGCCTCACCAAGCCGAGTGCATACACAGAATGCACAACTGCAAACGAACTGATTGCATGGGCTGCTCGAGTATCGAATCCATCGAATCAAAACAATACTGCAACAGCACCGAAACTGGTTCAATATCTTATTAAGAACCAACATTGGTCACCTTTGGAGATGGTCCATGTCTCAATGGAAATCAGAACGACAAGAGATATCGCTCGACAAATTCTTAGACATCGTTCTTTCATGTTCCAAGAGTACTCTCAGCGTTACGCCGATCCAACGAAAGATCTTGGCTTTGTTAATCGAGAAGCCAGACTTCAAGATGCCAAGAACAGGCAGAACTCAATCGAAGTTGGCGATAACAAATTACTACAAGAAAATTGGAATATACGACAAGCCCGAGTAATCAGCGAGTCGTTGTATGCCTATAACTGGGCAATTGAAAATGGTATCGCCAAAGAACAAGCTCGTGCCGTTCTTCCTGAAGGCAATACAGAATCGGTCATGATCGTGACTGGCACGCTTCGTTCATGGGTTCACTATTGCCAGTTGCGTATGGATAAGGCAACTCAGAAAGAACATCGTATCATTGCCGAACAGTGCTGGGATATTATTGCGCACCATTTCCCTGATGTGAAGAAGGCTCTTGACGATATGGCTGCGCAAGCAGAGTTTGAAAGGAAACTACCATGATTAATTGGCTAGTATACAATAAAAATGATATCGTCGTTGCAGACGTTGAGTCTGAAGAAGAAGCCCTCGAAGTTGTACAAGATCTTACAGAAGATCCATGGTGGAAAGACGAAGCGCCTTATCGAATAGAGATGTTACCATGAGTCATAGCACCGTAGTGAAAGAAACTGAAGACGGCGAATTGTACATAGAATTATCAGATGAACTTATGGAAGCCATGGGTTGGGATATAGATACTGAACTAGTATGGACCGTTTATGACGACGGCAAAATTGGATTAAGAAAGAGAACAGATGATTCAAGTAACGAAACGTGATGGAACGCGAGAACCACTCGATATTAATAAGTTCCATAAAGTAGCGCTGCATGCGTGTGAAGGTTTAAGCGGCGTTTCTGTTTCAGATCTTGAAATCAAAACTCATATTCAATTTTATGATAAGATCAAGTCTTCTGATATTCAAGAGACTCTGATCAAGGCAGCTGCTGAACTCATTACAGAAGAACAACCTAACTATCAGTATGTTGCTGGTCGTCTAATCAACTATAATCTTCGTAAACAAGTCTACGGCACGTACAATCCTGAACCGCTCTTAAAGCACTATATTCGTGTACGCGATGAAGGTTATTATGATAAGGAAATGGGCGATGTATATTCTGTAGAAGAGTTCGATGAACTTGAAAAATACATCGACCACGACCGTGATAACCTACTGACCTATGCTGCCATGGAACAATTCCGTGGAAAGTATCTCATTCGTAATCGTGTGACGAATAAGTTCTACGAAACGCCACAGATGGCATTCATGTTGATTGCCATGACACTCTTTCAAAATTACACCACAAATAGAATGAAATGGGTAAAGGACCTTTACGATGCTATCAGTACATTTGACATTAGTCTTCCTACTCCTATTATGGCAGGAGTGCGCTCACCTCAACGTCAGTTTAGTTCGTGCGTACTTATCGAAACTGACGACTCGCTGGATTCCATAAATGCAACAGCCTCCGCAATTGTTAAGTATGTTTCTCAGAAAGCTGGTATTGGTATTGGCGGCGGTCGTATTAGGGCTGTTGGATCTCCTATACGCAATGGCGATGCTTCTCACACTGGTGTTATTCCTTTTTATAAGCATTTCCAGTCAGCTGTTAAATCTTGTAGCCAAGGTGGTGTCCGTGGTGGAGCAGCGACTCTCTATTACCCCCTTTGGCATTACGAAGTGGAGGATATTCTTGTCCTAAAGAATAATAAGGGCACTGAAGATAACCGTATCCGTCATCTTGATTATGGTGTGCAATTTAATAAGGTAATGTATGAAAGACTTTTATCTGGAGGTAATATCACCCTCTTCTCACCTAGTGATGTCCCGGATCTCTATGAAGCCTTTTACAAAAGCGCTGAAGACTTTAGAGAACTCTACGAAAAGTACGAACGTAGTAAGGTTAGAAAGAAAACCATCCCTGCGATTGATCTCTTCTCAGCCTTCGTTACCGAACGAAAAGACACCGGACGAATCTATCTGATGAACGTAGACCATGCCAACGAGCATGGTTCATTCACCAAAGATACTCCGATCAAGATGAGCAACCTGTGCTGTGAGATTACATTGCCAACAACACCACTAAAGGATATTCATGATGAAACAGGCGAGATTAGCCTATGCACGCTTGCAGCGATCAATTGGGGAAAGATTAGAAAGCCAGCTGATTTCGAAAAGCCATGCACCATTGCAGTACGCGCTTTGGATGCCCTACTTGATTATCAGGACTATCCTGTTCGAGCCGCTGCTATTGGTACTCGGAATCGTAGGCCTCTTGGTATTGGTATCATTAACTTTGCTTATTGGTTGGCTCGTAATGACACTAATTACTCTGATCCTAACCTTGAGCTTGTTCATGAGTATGCTGAAGCATGGAGTTATTACCTTATTAAAGCCTCGGTCGACTTGGCTGAAGAAGTAGGTTCTTGCCCTCTTGATTATCAGACAAAGTATGCATATGGTACTATGCCAATCGATACATACAAAAAAGATGTAGACGAATTGGTCGCTCCTAACTATAAGATGCCATGGAGTGTATTGTCGAGCCGAGCATTGTCATTTGGCATTCGTAACTCGACACTCATGGCTCTGATGCCAGCCGAGACTTCTGCTCAGATCAGTAACTCGACCAATGGTATCGAACCACCTCGTGCACTCATCTCGATCAAGCAATCGAAAGATGGTGTACTGAAGCAAGTTGTTCCAGAGTTAAGACGACTGAAGAATAAATACGAATTACTATGGGATCAAAAGTCTCCAGAAGGTTATCTGAAGATTATGGCAGTCCTACAGAAGTTTATCGATCAGGCAATCTCGGTAAACACTTCTTATAATCCTCGTCACTATGAGGATGAGAAGATTCCGATGTCAGAGATGATTAAACATATTTTGATGCACTACAAGTACGGCGGTAAGACGCTCTACTATTTCAACACCTTCGACGGTGCTGGTGAAATTGAAGAATCTAAACCGCTAGCACAAGGGCAACTAGATGATGAGGACTGTGACTCTTGTAAAATCTAACAGGAGTTTTAAATGGCAAGAAAAGCGCCAGCAGCTGGAGCTGTACAACACGTAAAGATCGTAACAGGCACATCACAAGATACAAGACGTCCTAAGTTGTCGTCGATGAATAAGCATAAGAAGAAAAACTTTAAAGCGTATCGTGGACAAGGTAGATAATGCAATATATTAAACTAGACAATGACATGTGGGCCGATGCAGGTAAAATTTGGTTTGTTCATAAACATGAAACAAGCCCAAACACAACTGCAGTGAAGCTTACGATTGAAGACACCAAAACAGGTGAAATTGAAACACGAACGGTTCCTCAAAACCAAATTGAGTGGCTCGAAGCGAAGGACTGGTAGTGCTATATACGGGATCAGGAAATCTTCCGCATCATATCTATTGTTGGGTAGATTCTTCGTTCATTCGTAAAGATGCCAAACCATACACGTTCGAACCATGTGTATGGTTTGCACTTCATGCCAAAGCTGGTCATTCTTGGGGATGTCACGTGATGCTCGAATGTGGAGCAGTTTATCGTGGAGTTCCACCTCATGCACTGGCATTTCGACCGAATACATCAACTTGGCATCTTGAAGATACACAGTTGTGGGATTGTTACGGCGATCAGTTTTCAGTATTGATATATAATTATCTACACAGTCAACAAGCAGAGATTCGAAAGAGCGGCCTTTTTGGCCGTTATCTTTTTACAGTGATTCCAATGCACGATGGATATTCACAAGATCCTTCTCAGTCGAAGGAATTTATGTTTATTCAATTAGACAATGGCAGACTGACTATCATGCCGACAAACGAACTTCGATTCCATGATAAATCATATACCGAAGGCGATTGGCCGAAAGATATTAAACTAAACACCAGCACCTGGAGAGTTGAATGACAGTTTTTTCAAACGAAATGTTTGATGCTACAGAACAGACTTGTTTCTTTGGAAAGCAAGTCAATATTGCCCGTTACGATAAGCAACGTTACAATATCTTCGAGAAGCTGACAGATAAGCAACTCGGATTTTTTTGGCGGCCAGAAGAAGTAGATCTGTCAAGAGACGGCAAAGACTTTAAAGGGTTAAGCGACCATGAAAAGCACATCTTTACAAGCAATCTCAAGCGTCAGATTCTTCTTGACTCTGTACAGGGACGTGCGCCTAGCTTGGCATTTCTACCGATTTGTTCGCTCCCCGAACTCGAAACCTGGATCCAAACATGGACATTTTCCGAAACGATTCATAGTCGATCCTACACTCATATCATTCGAAACGTTTATTCAGATCCGTCAAGGGTATTTGACGAGATGCTCGACATCCAAGAAATAGCTGACTGCGCTGCTGATATCAGTAAGTACTATGATAACTTAATTGCATTCAATAGTGTTATGCGATATAATTATGATCACAAGAAAGCACTATGGCTCTGTCTAAATGCTGTGAATGCTTTAGAAGGAGTAAGGTTCTATGTCTCGTTTGCATGTAGTTGGGCTTTTGCGGAAGTTAAGAAGATGGAGGGTAACGCCAAGATCATCAAGCTCATCGCGCGGGACGAGAACGTTCATCTTGCCTCGACACAACAGCTCCTCAAAATTCTACCGAAAGAGGATCCAGACTTTGCTCGCATACAAGAAGAGACACGAGATGAGTGCATCAGCATGTTTCATCGAGTGGTCGAGCAAGAAAAAAGTTGGGCACATTACCTTTTCCAGAACGGTTCGATGATTGGTCTGAACGAAGAACTTCTTTGTAACTACGTAGACCATATTGCCGCGAAACGTATGGGCGCAATCGGTCTGAACGGAAAGCCAGGAGCGAATCCTTTGCCATGGACACAGAAGTGGATTTCAGGTTCTGACGTACAAGTTGCCCCGCAAGAAACAGAAATTACTAGCTATGTGATTGGTGGTGTCAAAAAAGACGTCGACGAAAATACTTTCAAAGGATTTACTTTATAATGTGTACAGTATCTAATATCGGTGATGGTTATCGGGATAACTTTCCTCCTCGTTGGCGAGGAATTGTTCATCCAAACCCTTGGCCAGCACAACCAACAAGTGTTCCATATCCGTCACAACCAGGCATACCAGGATATCCTTTGGTTATTGATACTTCTGGAGTTTCGAAAGAAGAATTCGAAGCACTGAAGAAAGAGGTTGAGGAACTTAAGCAACTGCTAAAAGCTGCAAAGAAGTTCGACGAAGAAACCGGTCAACCTGATTGCCACATGGATGACAAAGTAGATTTCATTAAGAAGCTAGCAGAATATGTTGGTGTTGATTTAGAAGACATCTTTAAAAAATAAGAGGAACTAAGATGGATTGGATAACCTGCCCGTCATGCGACGAGGAATTTAAAATAATCACAGAAAACACCGCTCTTCCAGAATACTGTCCATACTGTTCTGCAGAGCTTGATCTTGAAGATCCATTCGAAGAAGAATATGACGAATAAATAGATCATTCTCCAAATGGAACGTGATCTATGAGTTGGTTATACGAAGATAAAGAATTTACTGATGTTGAAGATTATTACGGCTTCATATATTTGATTGAAAATTTGGTAAACGGCAAGAAATATATAGGTCGTAAGTATCTAACAAAAGCCGGATACAAAACTGTCAAAGGTAAACGAAAGAAGCTTCGCGTAGAGTCCGATTGGCGAGACTACTACGGATCTTCTACTTCCCTCAAAGAAGACATTGATCTCTACGGAAAAGATAACTTTCGTAGAACGATCTTAAGACTCTGCAAGGGTCGCGGAGAATGTAATTACTTTGAAACAAAATATATATTCGATACAGATGCCATTTTAGATCCTAAATATTACAATAGTTGGGTATCTTGTAAAATTCAAACAAGCCACGTGAAGGCTTTACTTTTCAACCCCGAACAGGAGAATTTATGAGGTGGGTAAGGTACTAGAACACAAGCATTTGATTGTAAGAGCAGAGCTGAACAATCCTCCGCAATGCACATCGGCGATCGATGAGTGGATGAAGAAACTGGTTAATCAGATTGATATGAAAATTTTAATGGGACCATACACGGTGTATTCTGATATGGTCGGTAATCGCGGATTGACTGCCGTGACTATCATCGAGACCAGTCATATTGCTCTACATGTATGGGACGAATGCGAGCCTGCAATGGCTCAGCTAGATGTTTACACGTGCAGCACATTAAATATTCAAGATGTGTTCGATGCCATCACCGAATGGGATCCTACAAAAGTAGAGTATAAGTATATAGACCGAGAAAACGGGTTGACATTAATTGAGAAAAATGTTATATAATGTATAAGAGAACAACTAGAACTAATGGTCCTAAGCGTACCACATACACGCAGTCGTCTAAAGGTTCTAGTCGTTCTTCTAAAATGTCTCAGAAGTTACTACGACTACAAATTTAAATACTGGCGAAAGAAAGACTTATCTTACTCAGAGAACCGCAGACGGCTGGGTTTCAAGAAAGAGTCTATCAGCTCCTAAGCCCAAGACAACCAAGTTTAAAAAAACAAAAACAATCCGAATGAAAAAGTCTAAACCTTTAGGCGTCACAGGTTGGATTGTTTTAGGAATTATAATTATACTATTATTAGCAAGTAATTGAAGTAAAAACAAGAAGTGAGGATTAAATAATGGGTAAGAAGAGAACACGTAAGACAGTCGTATCGAAAGGCCAACGTCGTTCGATCGTGGCTGGCGTGAAAGAAGTTCGTCAAGATCGTAGCGAAGGCGAAAAGGCCTACAATAAGCTGAAAGCTTGGCGCAAAGGCCAGAATCCATGGATTACTGTTCCTGGTCCGCAGTCTAACATGCGCTTTATTAAAGTGCGGGCGAACGGTGTTTGGGGTAATCCAAAAAATCGATCAACAGGCATTTACAGTAAGGCGACAAGCGATGAATAAGAATATTCTAATCTATACGAAAGACAACTGCCCTTTTTGTGTACAAGCGAAAAACTTGTTTACAAATAAAGGAGAACAGTATATAGAGAAGAAGATAGGAAAAGATATTACGCGCGAAGAGTTTATGGAAAACTTTCCTGACGTAAGAACAGTTCCTTTCATTATAATTGACACAGAAAAGGTAGGTGGTTATGACAAACTCGTTGAATGGTACGACAGACCAGAACGATCGTTCTTGGCAGAATGAATATTTAAAGGGCGTTCTCCAAACTGGAATCGCAAATGTATCCTTCATGAAGAAGGACGGAACACAGCGAAATCTTCTATGCACTCTGTTGCCGAGCGAATTGCCGGCACAGACTGATCTTGAAGAAGCCGTACAGAAGAAGACTCCAAATCCTGAAGTGCTTGCTGTATGGGATCTTGAAAATAAAGGATGGCGTTCGTTCCGTTACGACTCGGTCCTCGGCTTTAGTGTACTGTCACTCGACGCATGATTTACATGGTAGACATTGATCAGACCATCTGTAAAACGCCATATACAGATGGTCAACATCGCTATGGATTGGCAACTCCATTTAAGCATCGTATCGAGAAGATAAATAAACTATACGATCAGGGTAATACCATCATCTATTGGACAGCCCGTGGTTCAGGATCGGGAATCGACTGGACCGAACTTACTACAAAACAACTAAAAGATTGGGGATGCAAGTTCCACGAAGTCCGTCTCGGAAAGCCATCATACGACGTATGGATCGATGATAAGGCAATTGGCGACGGGTTCTTCTTTTACGATGAAGATATGGAATTGCTGAACGCTACTAAGGAATAATAATGAATAACCAAGATAAGATTGAACTGAACGAACTGAACAAGGAATCGAATGGTGGAACAGAACTTACCACTCGAAATCTCTTCCACCGACTTTCAAGTGATGAACTCGATGGTGTCCAAATTATCACTGCTCGCGTCCGCGACCTCGATCCTGACCGAATTAAGATCTATCATTTACATGATCTCGCTGGCGATCCGGAAGCTTCACACCTTCAAGATCCAGCTTCTCGAGCTCGCTTTCAAAAGTTGGTCTTCAGTTCTAACTGGCAGTATCAACAGTATCGTGATTATCTTGGAGTTCCATATAGCAATCATTCAACAGTTATCGAAACAGGCATCGAGCCTATTCCACTCGTTGAGAAACCAAAGGATAAGATACGTCTCATTTATACGTCCACACCTCATCGTGGACTGGAGATTCTGGTTCCTGTCTTTTGCGCTCTCGCCGAGAAGTATCCTAACATCGAATTAGATGTCTTCTCTTCGTTTGGCATCTATGGTCCAGGTTGGGAGGGCCGCGACGAAGCGTACAAGCCTCTCTTCGATCGGATGAAGGAGCACCCACAAATCAACTATCATGGTTGGGCAGATCAGGAGACAGTACGTGCCGCATATCAAAAAGCCCACATCTTTGCGTATCCTTGTATCTGGCCGGAAACTTCGTGCAGGTCTCTTATTGAAGCTATGTCAGCTGGTTGTTTGGCGGTTCATCCTAACTTCTCTGCTTTGGCTGACACGTCGGGTGGGCTAACTGTCCAGTATGACGGTGATCATGAGAATCCAAATCTGCATGCTAACATCTTTGCTCACACTCTGATGTATGCCATCGAGAACGTGCAGAACAACGACATTACTAACATGATGTCATTCGTCAAAGCCTACGCAGACACTCGCTTCGGTTGGGATTCAGTGATTCCCAAGTGGAAGGGACTCATCGCTTCGTTAAAGGAACAACACCGTGATATTGGCCAAAGCACCACTCAGAGTTAGTTTTTTCGGCGGGGGTAGTGATATCCCCGCCCACTTTGCACAATGGGGTGGAGCAACCATCTCAACTGCCATCGACAAGTATGTCTATGTAGCAGTCATGCACACTCCTCACGACCATGTCAAAGTTTCTTATTCGAAACAAGAGTGTGTAGAGAACGTTGAGGATCTTCAGAACGATATTGTCAAGAACGCTTTGAAATTCTTCGGTATCAAATCCAACATCGAGATCACATCATTCGCAGACATCCCTACGATCGGCAACGGTCTTGGTGGATCGTCTGCTTTTACTTGTGCTTTGATTAAGGCTTTATCAGCCTATCTTGGTTTCGAATACGTAAATCCTTATCTTGTTGCGAAGACTGCTTGCCACATCGAGATCGATCTATGTGGTTGGAAGATCGGCATGCAAGATCAGTTTGCATCTGCTTTCGGTGGCATGAACTACATTCAATATGCAAATGAGCTTGGCAATGGACGAGTAGATGTGAAGCGTCTCGACTCGAATGCAATCGAGAACTACATGATCTTGATTCCTACAAACGTAGAGCATCATGCAGCTAAGATCCTTGATAATATCAACTTTGAAGCAAAGACATTTATTATTCGTCAAATGGCTGATATGGCAAATATGCAGGGAACACAGCAAGTGAATATCAATACGTACAGTCAGTTGCTTGATTCTGCATGGGTTCTGAAGAAACAGATGAGTGAAGAGATCTCCAACAGTGATATAGATATTATGTACGAACGTTGCAAATCTTCTGGTGCTTTTGGCGCTAAGTTACTTGGAGCAGGAGGCGGAGGATACATGCTAGCGCTTACAGATTCTAAGAGTGCAATCCGCCAAGAATTCTCAGACAGAACATGCCTCGATGTAGGCATCTCACATGAAGGAGCAAGAGTTGTCTATCGAGACTGACATTATATTCGATCACCTCGGCCTGATTAATATCGGCTTTGCAAGTATCGATCATGAAGAATTTAAAAAAGCAGCAGAACTCATTTGGCTGACAAGCATTTCTAATCATCGGAATAACATCTATACAATTGGTAATGGTGCATCTGCTTCCATCGCTCAGCATTGGGCATGCGACTATACCAAAGGTTGTAAGAAAGGTGGGCTGCGACCAAGAGTTATTTCTTTGGCAGCAAATATTCCACTCATGACAGCCGTGGCGAATGACATCTCTTACGACGATGTTTACTCGTTCCAGCTCGATGCACTCGGACAAGAAGGCGACGTACTCGTAGCCATCTCTTCGAGTGGTAATTCTCCGAATGTTGTCAAGGCAATTGAGACTGCTAAGTCATTGAAAATAAAGACTATTGCCTTGACAGGTTTTTCTCCAGATAATAAGTGCGCTCAACTCGCAGATATCTCTCTACATGTCGATATCCAAGAATACGAGGCAGCAGAAGACGTCCACCAAGCTATTATGCATATGATTGCTAAATATATCAGAAACAGAGGTAAGGTTACATAATGTCACAACAACCAGTATCGATCCATCAGATCCAAGCACAATTCGGCACAGATAGCGCAAACTATGAAGTACTCACTGACGCAGCCATTCGATCAAAGGGTGTAGAAGGTGCAGCAGTCGAGATTGGTGTCCGTATGGGCGGTGGTCTACAGTGTATCATCGACGGTCTCGTAGAAAGCGGTCAGACTCCTGAGAAGCCAGTCTTTGGTATCGATCCTTATGGGAACATCGAGTATTATCGTGACGAGATCTTCAAGGAAGGTCGCTGCGACTATACCAATGAGATGCGCGACATATGCATGATCAACTTATATCTGTATTGCCGTCAGAAAAACGTCAACTTCTATATGTTCAACCTCGAAGATACAGAATTCTTTAATCGTTATGCAGACGGTGTTCCTGTCTATGCAGAGCATAAGAGTCTTGTCAATAAGTATAGCGTAGTTCACTTCGATGGTCCTCACACACTCGAAGCTCTCGATGCCGAGATTGCATTCTTCCTTGAGCGGTCAGATCCTGGCGCTGTCTTCGTCTTCGATGACGTAGAGATGTACGAACACGGTGCTGTGCACAATCAGTTGCTTGAGCATGGTATGGAAATTGCCATGGAAACTCCTCGCAAGTGGTCGTATTTCAAGAAAGAACATGTCGACAAAAAGTGGGAACCAGTCGTTGGAACTCCTGGTTGGGAGCCAAACGCAACTCAATATACACCCACCGCCGGTCCAAGTTTTAATTATAAAATCGACTTGTGAAAATAAGCATGTACAAATTATCAAAACTGTAGTAGATTGAATAATACAAACAAGGAACTACAGAGGTAAATATGGTCATTAAGGTTAAAGCTAAACCCAAACAGATCTCTCGTGCGGCTATTCGGTCGATCGATGACAAAGCCTATGGCTCAGAACCCATCGTAATCGATGGCTATAGCAATGCCTTGAACTGGTATAACTACATGGCATCTGATGATCAGTCGCGTGACTGGTTCTTCACTTATGCCAAGAAGAATTATACCAAGGACCAACTCGTACTCCTACGCAAACTTCCAAAGTGGAAGATTTCCAAGACTCTTGGTAACGTTGCACGTATTCTACTGAATGGCAATGAGCTGCCGCAAAAGAATCTCGACTACTTCAATGATAGTGTAAAGAATCTCCTTGCGGCAGCCACTCAGATTGTCGAAGAAGTCGAAGATGCGCCAAAGCCTGTCGTCGACATTCAAGCTCGCATTCGTGAGAAGGCAAACTACATCATCATGAGCCTCGAAGAAGAACTCGACAATGTCATCGATGGCAAAGAGTTCTCGATGTACACCTTCTGTCAAGCGAACGAGCTGAACGCACAGATTCTCGGCATCGTAGCTGACTATTATCGTCCTCAATATACAGAGATTATGTCGAATGAC